CAGATAGAAACTCAAGAATTCTACTTGATTGAAGAAATCTCCTCGTAAAGAGCATTGTAAAGGTCTGCTGCAAATTCACTCTTCGAAACTCCAGCGGGAAGCGAAATAATACGCCAAATACCATCCCACAAATTTTTGGGATCATGAATGTTGGCGAGGTAACGAGCGAGCTCCTCAGCCTGACGGTAAGTCAAGATACGCTCCTGAACGAACGACATGGCCGCAAGGCGGGCCTGCTGACGCGTAAGTTCAAATTTCTGAGAACGAAGAAGCTGTTCGGTCTCCTCCTGAGCCATCTTAAGCAGGGTGTCCTGCTTGAGATTGAGAGCTTTGTGCGGCTCAGTCGCCGCCTGGGCTTCAGCAAGCGAAGCACCAGCCTCAAGGGAGCGTTTCTGAGCATCACGAAGGAGCTCTACAGTGATCCGATCAGCATCAGTTTTAGCAGCGCTGGCAAGTCGCTCCAAAACTGACGCATTGATCTCAGCAATCTTAGCCTGCTTGGTATCAACATCCGCAATGGCATTGGCCTCGGCATACCTGCTCTCAACTTCTTTGAGAATATTACCGAAGCGCTTGGATGTAAGATCTTCACGCGCAATAGATTTTACAATGTCAAACATAGAGTTCGTATTCTCCAAACCGGTAGTCTCAGCCCGAGTTTTAAGGGCTTGCGACTTGGTGAGCTCAATATTAGCCTCGGCCTGAAGAGCTGAGAGGGACTGCTGAGTGGCATTACCAAAAGCACCCACAAGGGGATTGATCGGAACACCACCCGGCTGTGAGAAGGACTGCGCAGAAGGCGTCGAACCACCATAGGAGCCAGGATCAACAGAGGACGTTTGGATACCTCCGACATCAGCGTAGGGAGTAAACCCGGCCGCAACACGCGCTCGACGCTGAGCGGCCGGGGAATTATACTTTTCCCAATACAAATTATTCTGCTGAGTTTCTATCTGAGCCAAATAGTCCGCATACTCCTTCTGATAACGCTGCTGTTCTTTGAGGGCCCACCGATTGTATTTCTCGGCACGAGCATTCATCTTAGAGGCAGCAGCAGCCGAACCACCAGCGGCCGCAAGGCCGCTGGCACCGGCAATAATTGCAGAAGTAACGAGGGCAGACATAACTACTTGTCATTTTGTTTGTCCTTCTCCTTCTGGTCATTTTGTTTGCCCAACTCTTCCTTGTGACGCTCGGCAGAAGTCTCACCGACGCACTCAGCAATACGCTCAATGCGCTCGAACTTGTCAAGCGAGAAATCCGAGCTAGGATCCGTCGAAAAAATCGAAGCATCCTTACCAGAAGGCTGAATCTCATCGTACGCAGAATCACCACGAACAGCCTGCGTATCACAAGAAAGATAGCCAAAAGTATAAAACTCCTCGAGAATCTCGCTCATACTTTTGGCACCGACAATAAACTCATCGGGCCGGGAAGCACAGTTGCGAACACGATAGGAAGCGCGCTGATCAGCACAAGAACGAACACCAACACGCTGCGAAAGGTTGGAATAAAGACAACCTACATGCGGATTATAATCCTGTTTTGTTTTCATAACGAAAAGGTTTAGAGAGTTGTTGCAACATTAACCTTCGACTTCTCGCGGAACACCACGATATCAGCAACATTATCGAGAATGAAATTCTCGGCAGTAGGCCGCTGATCGTAGAAAACGTAATTGAAATCGCCACACAGAATATAGGGACACGAAGAGGGCGAAACATAGATCCGCTTAAAGAAAGCCGTAAGACGCTGAAGCGAAAGCTCATCAACACCAGATCCAGCGGCCGCAATGAAATTTTTATAAGCCACAGAATCCATGATGTAGGAGAGAGTACGACCATAATCACGAGAAAGAACCCAATAATCAAGATCGTTACAGAGGCGACCGTGAGGCTTCGAGACAGCCGTCATAAGTTCACTCCATGCGGGCTCATAGCCAATACATTTGTTACCTTGCCACTTAAACCCGGGAATAGTGAGAACACTATTGGCATAAGACGTAGCTGCAGTGCCAAGATTCTCAACCTCACCAAAGACCGTGGAAGCCTTCAAGCCCTGCATCGCAATATTATCAAGCGCAGGAGCATACTGCTGACCCAAGGAAATTTGCCTTGAAGTAGGATTGATGTAAGACGGATAGTAAACCCGCGGAACGATGGACGTAATCTCCATGAAATAACCATCATCGTTAAAATGATAGTTACGACGACGGAAACGAGTGCCGCCAGAAAGCTGGCCAGAGAAAGCACCAAGCGGCGAGGAACTGTCCTCAAAACCCGTCGTCTGGTAGAGTGTATTGACGTTCATGTCGAAGGAGTCACTACCAAGGAAAGCCGGACAGGTGTTGTCCTGGTCGAGCTTGACATCGAACTGGGACTCGTAGAAGTCCGAATTACGACCACCACCGGCGAAGGCGAGATCCATGTAACGCTGCATGCGAGATGCGAAAGTGATATTACGCATCGACACGGAATTACCCGAAGCCGAAACATCGACAGCAGCGTCGACGAAAGAAGAAGTCTTCAGCCAAGCCTCAAGGTAGTAGGACGGAAAACCACGCTGGAAAAGAGACTGCCGACCAGTGAAGAAATTCCAAGTGAACGCATGACTACTAACAGCTTGCAAGGCTTTTTCGACATTCGTAGAATACGAGGCAGTATCATCCGCACGAGCAGCCGGATGAGTATTCGGTGTAGTTTTGATGGTACGCAGATAAGCTTCCAGCTCGGAAACGCTCAAGTAGTAGGGATATTCCATCGCAGAATCGGACTTAGTACCAGCCAAAGAAGTAGGAGCCAGATCGTACTGCTGATTGAGATAGTAGTTATAGTAAATATCGATGTAACCGATATACGGCGTGAGATCGATAACACCCACAACGATAGATCCCGGAGCTTCGCCCATATAATCGGCAAGTGAACCAGGACCGACGATATCACCGAGACGCTCAGCGGGCAGCTCCGTTTGCAGATCAGAAACCGAGATATCGATCTTAGCACCCGCAGAGTCCAAAATCTCGAAAGGAATCGGAGGCGCCATCGAAGGCTTATGAACAGCATTTGGAGCATCAGTAACACCCTGAAAATTAAGCTGGCGCTCGATATTGTAAATCCGATCGGGAATAAAAAAATACTCCTTCTTGACACATACACTGCCCATGAAGGGGGCCACGATCGGAAGAGCCTGAACACCTACACCGGGCTGAAAGCTGAAGTCATCACCAGCAACAACACGGGTCACATTAGTAGGGATCAGAGTACCCCAACTTGCGGAAGTAGGGTTACCGGAAAAAAGTTTAAACCGGGATTTCTTATTTCGCTTACGCGAGAGAAACATCATTGCCATAAAATAGAATGTTTTATAAGTTGTTTTTTATAATAAGAATAAGTCGGATAAGTCCTCAAAACATATTCCCAAACAAGCTGCGGAATAAAGGAGTCGTTGCGACAGCGAATCTGATCCTTAGTAAAACACGCCAGCTTGTAATAACGAGGAATACTATAGGGGTGATTGTCGATCAGAATAGAGAACCACTGTTTACAACCGGTCATCATATATGCTCGAAGGGCGTCTCTCTCCGATTCTGACAATCGGCCAAAACCATGAGAGACATACAAACGACCATGTAGATCCAAAATATCATTCGGAACATCATTCCGATGTACAGCAGACTTCTTTGTGACATACTTCATTGCATAGCGAACACCACCAAAATGGCGAAGAGGACTAACCCAAGCAAGACCGAAGGACATCCAGTAATGACGAATACTCCACCAAGGCAGAGGGCATCCAAACATGATCGCATGGATATGAAGCCGATGCTCAGAAGAAAGCTTACGTTGAGCCGCACGCTTGCCATCGGCAACCTCCAACACAAAAAGATAAGGAAAAGAAAGCTTGCGATAACGAAAGCGACCCGTATCGGGATCTCGATAACGAAGGGACTGATCCTTACGCATGCGGTCTATAAACCGACGAATAAAGGCGTAGGGCTCCTTGCAAAAGGCCTCATAAAATTCTGGTTTGAGAGTAAAGGTACAAAAATAAGTGTTTGAAAGGTTGTAACCGAGACGCTTATAGATGTTATGAGCGCGCACAAACCAATGCTGCTGGCGTTTCTTAATACACTGAACACACTTACCACAGGGCACTTGAAGCTTATAATCCGGCTGATTAGAGAACTGAGGAATCTCCACACCGAGCTGGTCAGCAAGTTTAATGTAATGAGGATTCGTAACACGCAAAGGCCTGTTGCACATAACTCAAACAAACTAAAAAAGAAGATCTACAATTACAGGTGTCGTCCGCCGATTACTATATTTCTGACCTTCGGACGAGGCCTGCCCTTTCCTCGGCCGCCGCGACGAGAGCGACCGAGAGGCACAGCAGGAGCCAGAGAAGCGAGCGAAAATGAAAAAGAAAAGGTCTGAGACCTTGAACTCGTAGATGACGCATTTACGCTCAGAGTCGAACAATTCTTGTTCGATGGTGAAATAGAATGGTACGTGAGCTTCGACAATGGAATCGACTGCAGTTTGGATCCGAACACGGTCTGAAAAGGCAAACCGAAAGGAGATGAAGCCACAGTCGACGGCATAGTCGGAGCAAGCGGCGAAAAGTGTTTCCACGAAACGAGCTCGAGGTTCGAACTCGAAAGACTGCGAGAGGGTGTCCCAAGATTCTTTGTTAAGCATGACAGATTACGAGATTTGATTATGGATTCTACCTTTACGGTGTCATGATGAACACCATGACGAAAAACTTTTTGAGTATAGCTGCACGATACAGTAAAAAAGGCAGCAAGAGCAGCAATTACAGACGTTACAAGCGTCCAAAATGCTTTAGTACGGTAAAATGGTGTTTTTTCCATAAAAAAATGATTTAATGAATAATTTAATGAATAATTCAAATGCCCTACGGGGCAAATATAATAAATTCTTGCGTCGTTGCAAGACGATCCATTTAAAAAAATGCAAGAAAATTGTTTTTTTCGACCAAAAGATCAATTACTCGGAGAAATCGACGAATAGAAAAGACCTGAGAAGTGTACAACGGGGGAGAAAGTAAGGACGCAAAACTGTGTCTGAGCTACTTAGCTCCGTCATCGCACGCACACGAAGCGCGCGCGCGCGTTAACGGATGCAGACAATCTCATACACGGGGCTCCTAACTCTCTCCCCCGTACCCCCTCTCAGTCACCTAATGGAATTCGCTACGCTCATAGATTTTTATAACTTTGAGAGAACCGATGCGGAACCTCACGAGGGCGATGTTTCCACATCTGGCATATATAGGCAAGATAGGGGGCCTTCTCTCAAAAATAGGGTTTTTACGGGCGCGATGGTAAACCATCGCTTACGTGCCAGCGGACTCCGTCCGCGACCATGGCACCTTATAGAGGTGCTAGTCGCTACCTGCGGTGCGGGGTAAGACTGCAAGAGGAACACAG